CAATGTTTGGCGTATAAGTAAATTGACCTGCTGAAGCGTTTGCCGCATACCTGCCTGAAGTATCACTCACTCGATCTGGAAAACTGATCTTTTCTTCCGTGGATCCTGTTAATTGATTGTAGTCAATTGTGAAACTATACTGCGCCAAACTATCTAGCAAGTCCGAAACTGCACCACGGCAAAGAACCGCTATATTTTTAAAGGTCAAAGTATTTAAAATCTCACCTACCAAAGTATATCCTAAATCTTCTATCGCTTTTAATAGGATTGTCTTTGCCCAAAAACTAGGATGGAAAAATCGGAAGCTGTAAATCTCTTGGTCAGGTTCGGCAAACTCAAAGAAGCCGTAATCAATATTAGGATAAACAAAGCCTTGAATTGTTTCACGTCTTGCGGTTACATTAAAGCCATCGTATAGGTGGTCATATTCTGCTAAGTCTACATCGATCAATTTTAAGGATCCTATTGATTTAAAAAAGTCTGTATTACCAGCCGTGACGTAAAGGCGGTAAGTTGTTTTACTTGCTAGGATTATTGCGCTGCCATCAACTATCAACTGCCCATCAATGAATATCTGGCATGAATTTTTTTGATAAGGTATCGAAGTCAAGCTTGTAACTATATCGCAATTATCAAATAAAGCTTTATTTTCGTTTGTCCGTGCCAAATCAAAAACATTGGAATAGCTACCCTTTCTGCTTCCTAACTGATCAAATGTTAAAGCCTGAACGGTTAAAACTATGTCCGCCTCCTGAGTGTCTACTAACTGACTATTTATGAATATCTCAGTCATTGCCCTTATTGCGTTTGAACTGTGACCTGTTGCGACTTTCTAAACTTAAATGCAAATCTAGTTTCGCTTTGATTGAATCGGTTTCCGTAAGTGGTAAAACTAGATCTGTCAATTACGATCGGAATATCAAAAGCTGAACTAACTGAATTATACAAATATACCTGAATAGCAGTCCGCAAACTTGCCAATAAATCCAACTGATTTTTTGATAGTACGCCACCCCGAACTTCTACGGTGTCGTAAACTTCCCGAAACTCTACCCTCTTTAATTTTCCAGACGCATCAATTACGGTGTTATCGCTTCCGAAATCCCTTCCTTCCAAAAACTTAGTTTCCAAAGCAAAGGAAGAAAAACCGCCCCTCTGGTTAAGCCATGCAAAATTTAAAACATCTGACTTGCATACTGTGACTATTTCGCTTATTGCTATAACGCAAATGTTAAGCGTAAACAGCGTTCCATCTTTTGAGAATACAAAACTAAAGCATCCTGTTATGCTGTTGATTTCGCCACCTACCAAATAATCCAAAGGATTGTAGTCGGCTGCTAAGTAGTCACCCGCCCCGGCTGTGCATGGATTAATAACTAGATTGATATTGTTTCCCGAAGCTGTTGCACTGATCCATGAAGGTAGTTCAGGATTAACGGTAAATCCTGAAGTAGCCGCAACCCCTACCCAACTAATTACTTTAGGCTGGCAACTTAATAGTTTAAGATCGACAACCGATCCCGAAGTAGTACCTGCTGTCTCATCTGGATTTGCAATAAAATTGTTTATTATTCCTTTAGTTAATGCCAAGCTGTAAAGTGTCGGTTCGTCTCCAAAAAACAAAATAGGACGTTCCCCTACCGCCTCGGATCCTGCCTGTTGCTGTGGTGTTAAATCTTCTAGTCCGTAGTAAGCCGTTATCGCTTTACTATCGTTTGGAATAGCTGTTGCGCTTTTTAGCCTTACTAAATATCGGATTGAAATCGGAACGTTTGCACCAACTAAAGGCTCTGTAATTTTGAATCGTGTTCTAATGTATCCCGATATATCAAAGCGGTAAACCCCTGCAAGATTAGGACTGACTATTATCTCATCAACTACTTGCCACGGCTTAATTGTTGCCTCGGATCCTGTCAAATATCCGGCTATTAATTGAAATTCCTGCGCCCCTTCTGGAGTGAATTGCGTTGATCCTGTTGATGAAGACGAACCAATAAACGGAGTGTTTAGTGTCAATCTCAACAGCGCGCCAATAGTTACTTCAGTAATCCGGTAAACTCCTAAATATGCTCCGTTTTTTATTCGAATGCTGTCTCCCAGTTCGATTAGGTCTTGGTAGTTAATAGGTATGTCAATCGCTGCAATGCCTTCCAAGTCAATAAAATTACAGGTTGCCGACTGAAAGCCAAACTCGTAAATCATGGGACTGAATACGTCTGCACCGTTTAAAGGTGCTAGGGTCTGATTTATTACTGACATTAGTCTATTGATTTTCGGACAAACTCGTTGATAACATAGTCTCTAAAATTATCGGTTAAAACGTCTGTTAGCTTTTCTTTTATAACTTGGTCGTTAATTGACTGCGATATAACGCCTGACTTGCCTCCCTGTCGGTAAAGTAAGCTGCCCTCTTCGCCTATCTTTCTAGCAATTAAAAACGCTAAACTTCTTGTTGAAATACCGTCTGGAATTATTGTTTTGTCCTTAATCCATTTCTGAATTACATCAATAGGCGGACGCTTACCTGGCTTCCGTCCTGTCTCCAAAACTGTGAAATACTTTTCAGTACTAAAAATAATAAGCTCTAATCCGTCAATCCTGTAACCTAAACTTTGCGCACTTTGCCCCGTCACGTTTGGAATCCTGCTTTTAATTCCTGCAATAGTTTCCTCAGCAAAGTTCTTCAGTATTGCCTGAACTAACCCGATTAACACGGTGAAATTAAACTAATAGTAAAAGAAATAGCATAGCCGCTTAAAGTTCCTTGAAACTGTTGATACTGCGGTTCCTTTTGAATATTTGTTAATTTAATTTGATTTGATTCTAAAATATTATTTAGGAATAAATCGCTAATTAAATCGGTTTCTGCAATTAGCTGCTCCCTTTCTTCGGCTGTGGTGTCCGTTCTGTCTTGTTGATAAAATCCTAAAACTACGCTTGCATTATCAAAAATATTATCCGGAGTGCTTCGAGCGTCATTGATCGTAAAAGGGAAAAGAGTAACCAAAGGATAAGTTCCTGAAAAAGCTTGAGAGAAATCTACCAGTCTACCATGAATAAATCGGAGATCATTCGGTACTGCATCCCTGCACACATTAACTATGTTTTGATAGTTTGCCATAATTAACGCCAATATAAAAATTAAAGGTTAAAGGCGGTTAACTATAGGACTAAAAAAAAATTGATAGTCTGGTTCCTATTAGTCATCACCCCTTTGCGCCTCGACTTTTTCTTTTTTCGATTGCCCGAAGATTATCCTGGTATCTGCTCTTTGCCATCTGATAAGTCAAATCCAAATAGACCTCTTCAGCTGTCCAATTGAAAACTTCGTAAGGTCTAATCCCGTATCTCGTGGCGATGCTCTCGCAAATTCCATAAGGACCAAAAGTATGCAATGCAGAAACGCCCGCTTCTTCTTCTTCATCAGTCGGCTTTTCGCTAGCAAGGTCTTTGAACCTGTTAAGTAAATTAGTTAAATCCTCGTAAATCAGCGCGCCAATCGCAAGTGCTGGAGCTGCTAAGCCTGTTAAATATTGATCTGGAAAGTAGATATTAACCAAATCAAGAAATAGCCGATAAGGTGCTTTATTTTCGCTTGCCTTAATCTTCGAGCGTTCGACCTGCTCAAAAGTTCCACCTGCCACGTCAATATTAGGCGGTGTAAAGTCCAACGGTAAAACATAGCCGACTTCATTAAGGTCATCAATAAAACCAACTAATTCGTAAAGGACAAAGACCTCGTCGCTTGTTAAATTATTGACTTCTGATTCTGTGAGGCTGCTGAGTGCTTTGATAACCTGCCTCGGTGTATGCTGATCGATTGAAAGTAAATCATCGATAGTAACCTGACTAAAGCATCTCTTTATAAAACTCTTTTTTTGAAGGTCGCTTGATATTTCCATGTCCTTTTCCTTTGTAGTCTACTTCAATTTTAATCATTAACTCAGTCAACCCCCAAACTAAAGCGTCCACCCTGTCAGGTGACTTTCCTTTATCCGGATTAAAAGTAACCATTTGAGATTCCAAGATAGAAAGATTCCCAACGTGATAGATTTTGCTTTGTTCATACAATGAATAGATAGGCTCTGCCCTTACGAATTTTCCTTTCGTTGCTGTTACTAGCTTAACCCTATGCTTTGCACCTTGCGACCTTAAAACGCTTTCTACCATGTCACCGCCTTGGTTTTTTTCAGCAACTATGCAATCCGCACTCCACCGTTCAAATGCCTTAACTGCAATCATAGCCCATTCATTAGGTGAATATTTGCCGCTTAAATCTTCAAGAATATATCCCTTATCATTGTAATCAATTCCACAAACAATTATGCCTGTCTCATCGCTTTCCGTTGTTGAAGTAACAGCTGGATCAATTGCAACTACGATTCTTTTCAACTTTGGAGAAACGTCAATAAAAGCCTTTGCAATTATAGCACGATTCCAAAGTAGCCCCTCCGCATCTTCTAGCCATTCACCTAAAAACAAATGCCTATACCTTAGTAGGTTTTCCTGCTTTACTCGGTTAGCTTGTTCTAAAAAAGAAGCTGATAAATTAATAGCATTGTCTAAATACGTTGTATGAATATAGGTAGTATTGTCCTGTTTTCCTTTTGCTAAGAACCGATTGTAAATCCAATGACTTTTATAAGACGGATTCATTACGATCATAACACGGTTGGTCATATCCTTAGTTCTAATCGAAAGGTCTATTCGATCGAATACATCCTCATCTACCAATTCTTCGGCCTCGTCTAGCACAAAGGTAGTAACGCCCGCTATTGATTTTAAGTTGGCCGTTGCTGTGCCTTGGCTAGTCTTGATTCCCTTGAATAGAATCTTCGAACCTGTGACCTTATTTGTAATTTCGGTTTGGGTAATCTCAAAATCTTCAAACCTATTGAGCTCCTCAATCTTTTGGATAAACTCTGGAATTATCGAAATATAAGCAGAAACTAAGGTCCATCTGGTGAATAGAATAATGTGCCCTTTTTCGTAAGTCAGGTGAAGTAAAGCAGTCGAAACGTGAAAGGACTTTGCCGAACCTCTGGATCCTGTCAGTAGAAAGTACCTAGTTTTCGGGTGATGGTTAAATATAGGCTTATAATTATTCAGCAGTTCCATCTACCCACTTGATAGGTGAAGTAATATCTTTGCCGTTTGTTGTGTGGTCATTGGCAACCCTATCACTCCATCCAAAACGGTTCTTCATATTCATGTACCATCCAGTATATGAAAAGTCTTTATCTTTTAGATTTACTCTTCCAGATTTAGCCCACCATGATTCTGAAAGCATCCTACCTACTTTTATGGTTTCCGAAAATTCAGGCTCATCAGATATCCAACGATCCCAAAGATCATTGGAAAAGCTACCTCGAATTTCATAAATTAACGCCTTTACCTCTACATCAGACGCCCCTTCATTGTATAGTTCTAAAACTTTAATCTGCCATCCCTTATCTAAATAAAGTTTTTCCAAAGGTCTACCTGCTCCCATATTATTCTAGTTTACATTGCAATTTAAGTAAAAAAAGCCCGAAAAGTTAATACCGGGCTTAATTGGTTTACTACAATTGTTTAATAGTTGTAATTAAAATCAAAATAAATATAGCTGCAAGTATTGACAACTTAAACTTTCTTTCATTTTCCATATCTTTCTTCAATTAGTTTTTTATTAAAATATAATTCTGCCCTTTCAAAATCAGAAACTTTTTTCATAACCAAATCAAAAAGCTTGATAGCCTCGGACCGATCTTTTGCCAATCCCAAGCCATCATCTACTGATTTGACCTTTACGATTACAATCCTGTAATTAGTTTCAAGTATTGATTTCTTTGACATCTTGCAAGTAAATCATTAATTCCTGAATCCTTTTCTGCTTTTTTAACTGATCCTTTTCGAAACGGCTTTTAAAGCTGATCCAAATCATTCTTAGGTACTCGACCGGAACCTGGTCTACTGTCTTTCCCTTGTGTTCTCCAAATTTTAGCTTTATCATCAAAACGGCAATCCATCTTCTGTCTCTTCCTGAACTGGTATCGTTTGCGGTGATTTCGCTTCTTTAGGCTGCATTGACAGGCTTAGAAATTTTTTTCCATCCTTATCCGTATTTAGCCACGAACTGACCCAAAACTCGTTGCCTTGGCCATCTGTGTAGCTCCCCTTGTAATCTGGTCGCTTTGGATTGTCTCCTTTGTCATTTTTGAATAAAACTCCTGATAGTTTGTTGTCGTAGTCTGCCATTGTTATTTTCTATTAAAATTTAAATTTGATTTTCTTTTAGTTACATAATCGTAATTACGACTATATCTGAGTTATGTGCCATTTAATTATAGACACGAAACCAACTTGTTTTATTGTTAGCCATAAATTTTGTTCTACACTTGACACATTCAAATTGGCCTACTTCTCTACCATCAACCTTGTCAATAAATTTACATTCTTCAATCGTTCTAATGTGATGAAAAACGGCACATAACAAGGTATTGCCAAAAGAATGGCTTTTGTGCTTAATCGTATCTTTTGTAGTTTTATTTTGCATTTGTGCTTAATTTAAATTTTAGTAATTCTAATCCCATTCCTTCAGCAATACCCTGAGCGTTGTAAGCAATTGCTAAGAACCTGCCTCCAATTGACTTTTTCACCACAATAAGGGCAGTAAACAAATCTGCTTAAGTATCCTTTTCTACCGTCTACTATTTGACTTTTAGTTTGTGGCTCGCCATTTAATAAACCATACTTTTTAAATGTAGGTTGAATATTTACAACACTTTCTACCTCAAAATCAATGGTAGATTTGTTTACTTTTTCTCCACTTAAAAATCCTACTAAGCAATCGCAACTGCTTATAACAGGAGTTTTGCGTAATGCTGGCTTTTGTGCTTTATTGGTCATTTGTCTTTCAATTTAACATTAGTAATAAGTTGAGCTTTTGTGCTACTAATCCAGCACTACGCAAAGCCCCAAAACGTTGTAAACAATGCTAACCTATCTTTTCTAATTCGAGCCTTGTTTCTCCATAACGCCTATTTATTAAGCATTCTAATAAAGTGTGTTCGGGTACTTTAAAGTATTCTCCATTTATACAAATACCATCACTTTGTAAGGCGTTTAGCATTGTCTTTTTATCAAGCCTAACAGAACAAGTTAATATAGTTCTTGTTTTTATCGGCTCTTGGGTTTCTCTGTAATTTGTTAAATCTATCATTATATTAAAATTTATTTATTATTAATCCGCACAGTGTACAACACGTAATATATTTAATGGCGAAAAGCCACTAACCATATTCCCATCGTTATAAGCAATAAAAATTACTTGCGTTCTCGTTCCAATCGAGCTTTCAGTTTATCTATATGCTTTTCAATTTCTTTAATCCTTTCATAAGCATCTTG